ATTGAGAAACAATTTTGTCTTTCAAGATTTGAAAATCAAAAAAAGAAAGTGTTTGGATTTTTTTTCACAAAATTAAAAATTATGAAAAGGTTTTTTTTGAGCCAAAAAAAACATGTTTATGGCAAAACTACACGTCACCGATCGAGCCGGTTGGCGGGACGAGACCGGTACCAATTGAGAAACAATTTTGTCTTTCAAGATTTGAAAATCAAAAAAAGAAAGTGTTTGGATTTTTTTTCACAAAATTAAAAATTATGAAAAGGTTTTTTTTGAGCCAAGAAAAAAACATGTTTATCACAAAACTACTGTCACCGATCGAGCCGGGTGGGCGGGACGGTACAATAGAGAAACAATCTTGTCTTTCAATCAAAAAAGAAAGTGCTTGGATTTTTTTTCACAAAATTAAAAATTATGAAAAGTTTTTTTTTTTGAGTCCTTGATGGGCCTGGTTTCCGCTGAAACGGGACGATACCGGTAATAATAGAGAAACAATTTTGTCAAAAAAAGAAAGTGCTTGGTTAAAAATTATAAAAAGGTTTTTTTTTTTGAGTCCTTGAGCCAAAAAAAAACATGTTCATGACAAAAGTACCCGATCGAGCCGGATGAGAGCTGACACTTTTTAAATAGGCTAAAGGGCTTGTTTCCGCTGATCGGGAAAGAAAGTGCTTGGATTTTTTTTTCACAAAATTAAAAATTATGAAAAGTTTTTTTATATGACAAAACTACGTCACGATCGACTGTGAGAGCTGACACTCTTTAAATAGGCTAAATGGGGCCTTGTTTCCGCTGTATTGAAACGAAACGAGACCGGTACCTAATTTTTGACTTTAATTACATGATGTCGGCCATTTAGGGAATGTACCCGCGGGCCAATTTTGTTCTGCCTTACACTCTTTACCATCCCACGCGCATTTGTGTCCATTAGAGGACATTCTTTTTCCGCAACATAATTCCTTGGGATAATCTTTACATGTTTGGGTATTGGAAAAATAAGTTTCTTCCGAGCTCATCGGCAATCGCATGAAAACAAGCACGACCAGAACAAGAATTACGATAAGAAGCAGCAAGTTGAGAATAGGAACCGTCATATCACTTTATTTTTTTATTATTTTTTTTCTTCTTCCAAAAAAAAAAAAAAAATAATAAATGGGCAAGTATTATTGGGTCGATGAACGTGAAAATACTCGACAGATAACACGGTGGTCAGGAGCAGGAAGATATCCATTAAATACTGCAAGATCTCGTGAGGAGCGTGTCATTGAATTAGTCGATCACTATGGGGGTTACGGAGTTTATGTTGATAATTATGGCGTTGGACACAGATTTTATCCCTGAAAAAAAAATACAGGAATATAATTTCAACAATTGAAAGCCTTTATAAATTCCTGTTCTCGCGTTGTAATAGGCTCCCGATTAGCGCCCGTCAGCTTGATGGCATAATATCTCGACCAGTCCTTGTTGTCGATAAGATAACGGATCAATTCATCATTCTTCCATCCTACGACATCATGAGCCTTGAACATGCTCTCTTGGGCATCCTTGATGATCATGTCTTTTAAAGGAAATCCTCTTTTCATTAGATGATTGATAATCCCGTGCTGTATGTGGTACGTATCCTCCCCCTGAAGACGAATATACTGGAATGAAACCCGTGGCGCCAGCACCTCATTCTTGTATTTAAGGAATCCTATGGTGGAGGCCCTGGAAAACTCGTGATACAAATCCTTCATGAACCGGCTCTGCCGCGGACACATGAAGAACCAGTTCTCGAGGTACAGCTGATGGGGTGTAGAAAACACCTTGAACTCGTACAACAAGATGTCCGCTTTCTTCTGGATCATTTCTTGACGATACCGCTCCAGGAAAGTACCGTCAATCAAGAGGATCCCCGCATCCATCCATACGCCTCCGTTTTTATTGAGAAGATAGACCCTCAAGAAGTCGGAAAATCGGACGGAATCCTTCGCAAGGACTTCTTTCCACGTTTCGAGGACGTCAGGCTCGACATAATTCGCAACATTGTTCTTGGAAATTACTTCTATCTTCCACTCGGCGCCACATCGTTTTGGCCATGTACCCAGAATAGCCTGGATGATCTCGTTTTCCTCCAGACTATCCCAGTAAGTATAGATCACCCTGGGTATTTTGTAATCGGAAGATTTCTTAACCACTACAATGAGGACGAGAATGAAAATGGAAATAATAATCAAGGAAAAGAAAAATACAAATAAAAACATTTTTGTATAAAAAAAAAAAAAAATCTAATGAAATTTGTAATGATGGTTCCTCTACGACGTTGTGGAAGCAATGCCGTGCGATTACGACTTCATCTTCATCCCCATGTCTTTGCGCCTTATCCTCTTCACATCCACGATTTTGTACCTCTTCTTCCCCGTTATGGGGATCTGTCCGTTGATGAGAATTACATGAGGCTAATCATCGACGTTGTCGGCTTTTTGAATACCAGCCCTGTACGATGGTCTTTCTTTTCTCCAGATCCGCTGCAACTCTACAAGTTTCTCTGCAGGGACAAGACCAAGAAGAGAAGTCTCCCTCGAGTCGTTTACGAGATTTATCGACAGGGTGCTCTTCAACGAGACAACATGGTGCGTGTTATCTTGGATAAAAGTCAGGACTCGGTCATAGAGTGGCGTGAATGGATAGAGGCCGTTCCTGACATTTTATTTCTGGATATGATCCGAGATCCGAGGGCTCAGATTGCGAGTATGAATCGTTGTGTGCTCCATGATTTCCACACTCGCCTGAATCTCGATACGTGGTTGAGCAGACGAGATATTGTAGAAGAAATCCGTGCCGTATATCCGGAGAAAATTCTTACGATCCGTTATGAGGACTTTGTTCACGAGCCGGAAATTTTTTTTCGAGCCGTGTGCGGTTTCATTGATATTCCCTTCTTACCTTCCATATTGGAGATAACAGCCTCGGAAGAAGCCCGTCACATGTCGAGTACATCGCCTCTTTGGGAAAATAATGACTCTATTCCGCTCGAGTTTCCACTGCACAAATATCTCTGTTATCTTTCTTGCACCGATGTGAGAATGATCGAGGAGGCAGCTGCGAGTCATTTGAGCCGTCATAATTATAATTTTGATTATAAAAAGGACAAGGATTCCTCGTCCTTTTCATCGAGTGCTTTGAAATCTTATGACGCGATCAATCAACAGCGCCGTACACAATTTCTTGAATGGTTGCGTGAGCATTTTCCTGGTGATTATTGGATTAGAATGTGTCGATGGCGTTATCTTGAGAGTCTCGCCCTTTGAAAAAAAAAAAAATGACAAAATAATAAAGTTTTGGTTGTATGTTATGGTCAATAAACGAGAAACATGCTGAGTCAACTTCTGAAAACCCATAACAATCATCGCATTCTATATGTAGAAGGCCCTTCTGGTTGCGGAAAGACGCGTGGAATGTTATCTCTTCTTCTTGACTCTGACACAGAAAAAAAAGATGACGATTTTTTTGGTAGACACGTCCTTATGATTCAACCCACAATGGAGGCACTTTATCGGGCTCAGCAAAAGATGAGAAGGATGCGTGATGGGAAAAGGGGGAGAATAGTGTCATTGATGAATGCACGCACAGCCTTTCTCTGCCTGTTGGACACTTATTGTCAACGTCAAGATGAAGAAAAGGGTCATACATATGATACTGTCGTGATCGACGAGGCACATTTTCAATCGCTTGATTACGAGGCGCTCTTGCATCTCCTGTCTTTTCTATTCTATAACTCGACGCTGTCCTTCCGTATTTATCTGCTTTCAATCAACACGGATCGTGATAAGTTTATAAGGCTGTTTCCGACGATCCATTTTATTTGCCTTCCCTTTGTGTCCCGTTTTCCTGTGCTTTATAAGTACAACAAGTCGTTTTCTAACACGCCGATTCTTCAGATCGGAATTCAGATGAAAGAATATGTCACTTCTTTCTTATCCAAGACGTATCTAAGACGCTCCTCCAGGATCATCGTCTTTCTTTCCTCGCATAATCAGTGCGAGCAATACAAGACTTATCTTGAGAATATCTACGGAATTATGGACTGTATTCTTTACCATGGAAAAAATAGACCCATACTCCCAGTCCTACTGAATCCAATGTCATGCTTCATTCTTCTCACAACCAACATCATGGAATCCGCCGTCACCATTCCCGACATTTCATTAGTCATCGACCTCGGTGTTTATTATCAGAAATTGCCAACGACCGGTGAATTATCGCTAAGGTGGTGTGACAAGACCATGCTTGAGCAACGCGCCGGGAGAACGGGGAGGACCTGTCCCGGTACTGTGATTCGGGCGTTTCATCAATCGTTGCTTAAGGTCCTTCGTCACAGGAACCAGGTGGAATATTCCTGGGAAAATGTAATTTTGGATTGTATGAACAGGGGGATAGATGCAGAAAAGGTATTTGGAACAAGAATGATCGCGTCCTCCATGGAGCGCCTGAAGGTCCATGGATTGTTGAACCATCGCTTGGTCCACTTTGCGGTGCGATCCGAGCTCGAGCCCGAGTGCGCAGCGATGATGCACCGATTTCTGAATAGGAATGATGACAACAATCGTAATTCCTCTGGTCATTTACTTATTGTATTGACAATCCTCCTCATGCATCTTGTGCGTACTCAAAACCTTGTTTTTTTCAAGTTCTCTTTCAAGAGGGAACCCGTGTATGAAAAAGACGAGGTGTGCATCCTCCTCTCTTTTTTTCTATCCCTATATGCCGCTCCATTATTATCCAATACGCCACAACGTATTCTTAGCGTATATTCGCTTAACAAGAAAGCTTTTGACGCGTGGAAAAAAAAGCTTGATGCATTTCTTGTGCAGTTTCCGGATGCAACAAGCTTTCCTAAAACCACCCAAGCTTTCCATTATCGATTGAATCCAGCAAAAAATGTCTATCTTTATGATCTGGGAGCCATGCACAGAGAAACGCTGTCCCGTTTCTTTTTTCATCATACTTCTCTCGATATTATTCAGAGCTATGGAACCAGGCAATCCATGGATCGAAATGTTTTTGATACAAGAATGTTTTCAAGGTTCTACTCGGTGAAATCGAATCGTCCTTTCCTCGTTCTTCATTGGAAACATTTGGAACAGCTTCCAACACCTATTGTGTCCTTGTTCCTTTTTCCTTATCACTGGAGATTCATACTTCATCTTCACCTTGCACAAGGTCTCTCTGCTTATTCCATTTACCAACTTGACAAGCATAGAACCCAAGTCAAGAAAGAAAAATGCCTGTGCGATATACGCGACATTGTCGCGTATTATCCAAATAATCATGGCATGATGGAAACGATCTCGAAATGGAATGAGTCTCTGTCGGCATGGAACAATGACATGTAAGTTAATAGTGTAATTGTCTCGAGTAAAAAAATAACAATAAAAAATTTTTTATTTTTATTTAACCCAGGATTTTTTTACTTATTGGATTCCCAGGCTACTAAAGATTTTGCTTACCCGTGGAGGAAGCGGAGCCCCCTTTTCTCTGCACTTGGCACATCCACCACCTCCTCCTCCCCCGCCACTGCCTATTTTATGTATATTGGCGTGATATTTATAGGCGATCTTGGAGCGCGTTCCCGTAATCGGAGAGCGCATCGATTTAGATGATAACGACGATGTTTCCATTGAAAAAAAAAAAATAAAACAAAAGAACCTTCTCTAAAGAATGTTCAATATATTTTAATTTTCTCGAAGAATAAAAATTAAAAAATTATTCTTGTAATCCAGCCGGCATTTTTTTGATGGATCGTTCTGAAGGATCAGATAGATCTTATCAAAAATTATTTTGAGTATTTTTTGAAAGAGGATCTTGTTTTCCGTGAGGAGCATCTCTCCTAAATTGGAAAGATTGACTTTTTTGTTAGGGATAAAGATGAGGCTTTGTTCATTAATGAGGACATTGACAAATTTTTGTCTTTCCAGAATTGTAAGGTTGTTTTGATTTGGTAATGTAATCTTTTCTTTTGGCTGAAAATGAATTGTAAGTTCCAGCGTCTGCGAGTACACCTCTTTACTGAATAAAGGGAATTGAAGATCACAAAACTTGTCTCGTCCAATATCCATAAGCACGGAGACAAAGAAGGCGCAAAAGAACTCGTATTGCATAAGACAAAGAAATTGAAGCAAGGTAATTTTTTTCTTGTCAACGAAAATAAACAGCGCGCCAAACTCCGGATTAAGAGGCGATTTCTTAAGATCGTAATCAAGGTTCATATCCTGTTTTCTTTTTTTTTTATTTAAAAAAAAAAAACACGAGAAAAAAAAATATTTTCGACAAATCATGATATTGTTTCGCTCTTTTATTGCACTAATGATAGCGACATTAGTGATAATTGAGGGTGCACGATTTGAAAAAAATTACCGATTTTCGGACCTTCAAAGCATATATTACTCAAGTTATCACGATAATGAAGCTAATCTTCTGGGTTTCACATGTGCCATCTTTCAATTTACGCCCGTTAGCGATTACACGCTTTTGTACGAGATATCTACATCGCCCATCTTACAACAGATACCAACATTAAACCTGTATAAAGGAGAGATGCGATGGATGCCTGAGGTGGATATTATGAATTGTTTTCTTCTTCAACCTCCTGTCCTTGGTATGCACTCATTCTGTATCCGTGAGATAGGAGTTTCAAGCAACTCGTATCTAATCATGACCAATGAAAGCAGTGAATATGTCCTTGGCCTGCTACACACTCCTCAAAACGAGGATCTATTGTACTCCCGTATTCTGCTTTACAACACGACCTCTGTGACAAAAAAAGATTGTGGATTTCAACCGCTGCTTTTATAAGAAAAAATTATTTTACGTTTAATCATATCAAATTTCCCCGAAAAAAAAAATCAGATCGTCGTATTTTAAAGGTCAGTATCATATATATTTTCACGACGCGTATTGAAGGCGAATTGCATCAATCAATTTCAAGGGATCGTTGGAGGTGTAAAAGATACTTCTAAATTAAGGAAAATGATACTTGAATTGTGTCCAAAATTTCTGATCTTTCTTTTTTCTTTTTTGTAAAAAAAAAAAGCAAACACTTTCTGAAGTCTATGTCGGACTCGACGACAATCGTTGGAACGAATTTCTAAATCGTGTTTCAATCTATAAAATATTTTTTTTTAATTGAAATAAAATGGCGTTTTATCGCAATGGAAAATTGGTGTATGATTTCCAAAAAGATGGTAAATTTTACAAGAAAACCAAAACAAAAGACGGTGAACAATCTTTGTGTCAGATGGTTCAATGCAGATGTGGTGGCTGGGCTTCTGTAAAACTGGTGAATAGACCAACACACATGGCAAATAAACAACACACAGAATGGGCAAAAAAACACGGTCAAAAAGTAGTCCAACGCTACAAGAAAAAAGGAAAGCAACAAGAAAAACCCGATTTCAAAATCGATACAAGCACATTATTTTTTGACGATCAGAAGTATTGCTCGATTTTTAATTTCGTTACATGTGATTTTGATGACTACACTGAGGGAGGATGGTGGGCTGATTCCCGTGGACTGAGTATCAGTTTCAATGTTGGGGGTGGTGATCCAAGTGATCATTTTCTGGAAGATTATTTCTTCGATGAAAGATTCTTTGAAAGAGAACAAAAACAAATTAATTCTTCCTCAATATCACAGGAAGGTCTAACCGAAATATTGTATGGTTATAATTCCGAGCAGCCTCCAAAATCTCCACATGAATGTTTATTTAAGCTCATTCATTATCATTTATTTAGGGAATTTTGTTTACAATCTTTCGATCCTGAAACAAAAACATTTGATGAAAGTATAACAGATGCTGTCGAGGATAGTGGTATGGTAGAGGATACGCTGTGGAAACAAATTCATCAAACCATTGACGATCAATTACAAGGGTCTGGTATAATTGCAAGTTCGTCATTAGAAGAATTGTATAACTTTGCACTCTCGTTGGGTTGTATACCAACAACCCAACGAGAGTGTATTCTTACTTTATTGAAACATGATTTTGTCTCAGGATCTCACGTGATTGATTGTGAATTACTTGCAAATATCTTGACAGTCGCTTGGAAATAACAGTTACTAACGCCATGGATGCATGTGTTAGAATCTTCCTTTCTCTCATATCCATAGGTATTCAATAGGAATAATTGAAATATCTTCCGCTTCGATTTGATTCCGCAAGCAGTTTGCAGATAAAGTTCTTGAATTTGAAAGTAAAGCCAAGGAGATTTACATGTATCGAACCAAGAACTAATATAAGGGATTTAAAGAAAATGGGTGTATAAGTCAAGGAGGTGGGAGGTGGTGGTGGGGAGCAAGTGTAAAGGACTCGATCTAAAAAGGTCAGCACCTGGTGGACTCGAGCAATATATGACTTGTCCTATAACTCTTCAAGTCATGAAAAATCGTCATCGCCATGGATGGAAACTCCTATCAAAGACTTGCAATATTGGAATGGTTGAAAAGTAGCAATACACCACACACTGAAATCATTAATAACAAAAAAAAACTTTTACAAGACTGATAATCCTGACAAGCCGTCAGTCTTCGAGATCCTTTACAAAACAGTCCAACACAACAAGAAAGAAAAACAAAGAAGAGAAAAAGAACCACAGAAACAAAAATATTTTTAACGAGTGCAAAATTAATTTTATATATGAATTTTCGTAATAAGCAGAGAGGACATGCAACAAAAAAAATCTTTTTTTTTTTCATCGCAGTAATGAAAAAACGCACTATATAGGGATCGAACCTATGACCTTTCGGTTAACAGCCGAATGCTCTGACCATCTGAGCTAATAGTGCAGCGCGTCTTTTTTTTTATTATGAAAAGCGTTTTGTTTAAACCAATATCAAAAAATTATAAGATTATGAAAAAACCGATTTACGATGCCTGAAAGAGGCATCCGTTTTTCATGATATATTTTACATCAAACCTTGAAAAGATTGAAGAATCATGCGATACCGCCAAGAGCGTCATCCTTGTTTTCAGCATATCCAGGATATTCATAATGACACTCTTGGTTCCAGTGTCCATGTTGGCGGTGGGCTCGTCAAGTATCAAGATCTTGGGGGATCGGAAGAGGCAGCGCAGCAGGAGAACGATCTGCCGTTGTCCGCCAGACAGCTTGGTTGCATCAGGCGCGTAAAGAAAGGATTTCACGTGCGGGTACACGGTCAATGTCTTTAGCTGGTCCATCAATTCTTCTTTCTGCTCCATGCCATAAAAAATGTTTTCCAGGACGGGCCGTTTAAACATGGTGATATGCTGATGCATCATCGTGATGTTCAGGCGCAGATACTCGATATCAATCTTACGGATGCTGACGCCGTCGAAAAACACATCCCCCGACGAGGCGTAGAAATAACCCGATATCAATTTAAGGAGTGTGCTTTTACCGGTCCCGATTTCTCCTGTGATGAGGACGCTTGTACGGAAAGGGATGCTTAGACTGACGTCTTGAAGGATGGTCTTTTTATTGATTATGAACTTGACGTTGCGTACATCGATTCTGTACTCTTTCATGAAATCTTTTTCACGACCCTTGTGAATGTGTGTCTCTTCCACAAGGTTCCCGAAAACGTTGTCCTTTAGAAGAGGACCCACTTCCATAATTGAGTCCGTGCATCGCCGAATAAGATTGCTGATGCTTCTCACCATGAGTACCACGGCCGTGGTAAGCATCACCAGCTTTGCGGCGGGTACACGGTCTTCCATGGTCATGGTGGCACAATAAAAAATAATAAAGAACATATACAACAAGAGCAAGACAATAAACACGATCTTGACACCATTCAAGCTTATCATTTCTTGTCGGAAACTTTTCTGATACGCCTTTTCCAATTTCTCAAGCCGGTCCTTCTCAAACTCCACTGTATTGTTCAAAATGATGTTTTCATTGTTCTTCAGCACGTCTTCAAACTCATTCATCAGCGTCGCTTCCAAACGAAACCGATAATAGCTGATATTGCTTAGCGTGTAATACACATAGATATAACAGGCTCCAAATACCAGGAAGAAGAATGTCGAAATGAGGCCGATCCTCCATTGCACATAATACATATAGAAAGCGAAGAACAGGATACTAAAAATGAGCGGGACGATAAAGGTGATCACATTGTTATAATTCTGAAAGATATAGCTGGGAATCTTGATGAGCTTGGTGATCATTTCTCCATTGTCTACCGTGTTCACACCCATCTCCTTATGTGTCGTCAGCGAGAAAATAGACTGTCGAATAGAAGATGTCATTGATGGAACGATCCTCGAGTCCAGATATTCCGAGTACCAGTACATTATTAAAATGATTATAAGCATGATAAAAAAACCACTTGTGTAATAGAGAAAAGGTTTCAAGTCTTTTTTCTTGATCTGGATAAAGATCATACCCGACAGCCAAGAAAGCATGATAACTTCTAAAGGAAAGATACTTATCGTAAGAATGCTATTCACAGTAATGAGCGCGCGATTCTTATTACAATACTGATTAAAAAATTTCTGATACATTTTAGCTTTTCTTGGATAAAAAAAATAATATATATTTTTTTCAAGCCATCCCAACAAAAAAATAAAATAAAACTTGTTTTTTTTTTACACCGCAAGTGCGCTATACACCCCATTCACCAATTCATTAGCATTGGAGATGGGATAGCCTCCGACCAATAACCCACATCGGTACAAAAGAATCAGGCGTTCCTTACACACTTCATCCTTCTCTTCCTCGGATGTCGTTGAAAACTTGTCCAAAAGATTCTTGATGACAGGATGACTACTATTCAGCTCCACGATCCTTTTGCCTTTCATGTACGACATGGACTTGGCATCACCCAGCGGCTGCGCTTGCATAATCTTCTCCATCTGACCCGTCCATCCCCATTTCGAGGATAAAACAGCCACCGGGGGATCGCTGGCGGAAACCAGCTTGTTCGACTTCTTTACCGAGTCCACATCCGAGTCCACACCATCCAACGTCTTTTTGGCCCACTCGAAGAACGCCTTCTGTTCCTGGTCCTCTTCTTCCTCTGTCGACGAGGCCCACGGCGTCACATGATCCTTGTTAATGTTTATCAATTCATACTCCTTGTACTTGGAGAGACGCTGTAACATAAACTCATCGATCGGCTCGTCAAAATGCAACACACAATACCCCTTCTCGGTGTATAGTCGAGTGATAGCATTCTCTTGAGGAGGCGCGGTGCCCGTAATATAATAGATCGATTTCTGATCCTCCGTCACGCGATGCTCCTCCACATACGCATCCAGCGTAATAGAACCCTCCGTCTTGGTGTTCTTCAGCCGCAAAAACGATAGAAGCGAGTCATCGCCCTCATGAATGCCCAACTTGATATGCCGATGGAAATTCTCATAGAACTTGGCATACGTCTCCTCCTCACACGAAGCCAGCTCTGTCAGCATCTTCATCACCTGCTTTTTTAGCTGGGTTTTGAGCGCCTTTACGATCTTGTTTTGTTGAAGCATCTCGCGCGAGACGTTGAGAGGCAAGTCTGCGCTATCAATCACACCGCTCACAAAATTCATCCAATCGGGAAGCATCTCCTTATCAAGCTCATTAAGAACCAGCACCTTCTTCACGTAAAGACGGATATTCCTCTTCTCACGATTCCTGTCCCCGAGCATATCGTAAGGAAGCTTGGAAGGAATATACAGGATCCCTCTAAACTCGTAATTACCCTCCGTCTGGAAATGATTCCAATAAAGAGGATCCGCATAATCGTTGCTGATCGTCTTGTAAAGCGCATGATAAGGTTCCTTGCCCTCGATTTCAGAAGCATTCATGTACCACAAAGGAGGACCACCATTAAGCTTTTCCCACTCTTGAGTGGTCGTGGTGGTCGTAGTCGCCGGCTTTGTGGTGTCCTTGGTTTCCTCGATATCCTCTTCCACCACCGTAGGCTTGCCTTCCAGCTCTTCTTCCTCCTCTTCCATGATTTCATCTTCTTCTCCGTTGGCATCGTTATTGACATCAGGATCGTCGGATGTCACCGTCTTCTTGCAATAAAGAGACAATGGATGCTGGATGAAAGAACTATGACGCGTGATGATACGGCGCAGCGCGGTCTCCTCCAGGTACTCCTTGGCATCGTCTTTAAGAAGCAGAACAATACGGGTTCCATTCACTGGAAACTGTTGCTCAGAATCAAGCGTTTCCAGCGTGTAGAACTGATCCGCATCAGAGGACCATTTCATAATCGGTCCACCCGCCTTGCGAGTAATGACATCGACACGGTCTGCAACCAAGAACGCCGAATAAAACCCTACACCAAATTGACCAATCATGTCCGACTTCTCTTTCAGATTGCGCACAAATTCCTTTGTTCCCGACGTCGCAATCGTGGACAGATTACGGATTAGATCCTCTTCATCCATTCCAATCCCGTCATCCTCAATCACCAAGCATCCGTCCCTGGATAAAGGATCCACACGAATTCCATACGTCTTGTCAACGACACCGTTCAAGAGATCAGTGTGCCTTTGCTTATCAATGGCATCGCTTGCATTGCTGATAAGCTCACGAAGGAAAACGTCGCGATTGCTATAGAAAGAATGGATAATCATGTTCATCAGCTCGCTGATGTTGGCCTCAAAAGTCTTTTTTGTGCTTGTGCTGGTACTTGTCATGATGCTTGTTTCTTTTTGGTTGTGTTCTTGTAAAATTGAACACAACAAGAACCCCCTTCAATTTTTTTTTTTAATCATGCAATAACAATTTCTTTCCACTGGAATTGTGGACCTTTTTTTACGATGATCTTCCAAAAAGAATCCATCAGTTTCTCATTGTGTATCCAAGTATAAGTGGGGTTGATTGGACTTATTATACAAGATGAATTATAAAAAAGAAAAATCGGTTTACTTACAAGGCAATCAAGAAAACTATAACAATCAAAAAATTTATAAGAATTTAGTGGTGAAAGTGAAAAAAATGAGATATTCATTACGTTACGTTTATCATGGCCAATAGTGCCACACAAGCAATCAGTTTCCGGACGAGTCAGACTTTACACACCACCAATTTTTAAGTCTCAGTCACATGGATATTAATTACACATAATGATTTTGACAACAGTTGGAAAGACGTTGCAAGATTTGATTATCCAAGTTCATTATTGTTTCTACCGATAGGAAATATTTTGTTGAATTGGATAATGGAGGTGTTTATCTATTTGATGCACGTGTTTTGATGTATCGAGAAATTTAACTTGAATATAGTCATAATCTTAATAAGGAATTATCATGCTCGGATGCTGTAAGACTAATCCGATGTTGAAGAAAAAATTATAATAAATTTTTTTTCAAAAAAAAAAAAAAAAATTTATCACGCTTGCAAAGAAATATATTTAATGAGATCCCTTCTATTTCTTCTCGTTGCTGTTTTAACAACGAGGACGTCAATGGCATTTCAAGTTCCTATTCCTTTTTCCATCACTTCTCTTTCTACGGACGGTAGTAATATTGCCAGCGCCATCACCACATTTGAAACCAAGTCCAGACAAGTGATTGCACAGAGCAATCGTCTTACCAAGGAAGATGCAGGAACGCTGCTCACCAAGATCCGTAACCATGAGGTTGCCGACCTTATTTTCTCCGAGGACCTTACGACCGTCCTTTCTCTCGATTATGATTTATCGCTTTATCGTACTGATATCCATCCACAGATTTCTGGAGAGGTCGTAAAAGAAGCCAAGGAACACCAGATCCGCATGATTTTTCAACCCGTGGATTATACCCTGTCTCGTATTTTTCAAGCCCTCATCTCGGCACCCATTATCTATGTCGGCTTCTCTGTACTGCGAGGAATTTTTACGATGAACCGTATGATGCCTATGGGCGGAAATCGGGGAAGCAACGGCGTTCCTAATGGAGGATTAACCACCACGCGCCTGGACCAGCAAAAACAACAACAAGTCACGACACTCAAGGACTGGGCCGGATCGCCCGAGGTCTTTGAAGAATGCACGGAGATAGTTTCTTACCTCAAGAACAGCACGCAGTACAAGAAGGCGGGTGCGAGGATCCCACGCGGAATCCTCCTTGAGGGCCCTCCCGGTACGGGAAAGACGATGCTGGCGAGGGCGATCGCCAATGAGGCCCGTGCGAATTTTGTGGCGGTTACGGGGTCCGAGTTCGTCGAGCTTTTTGTGGGCATGGGAGCTTCACGCGTCCGCAAGCTCTTTAACGAGGCCCGAAAGAAAAAACCGTGCATTTTGTTCATCGATGAGATCGATGCGTTGGGAAAGCAGCGCAACAGCGCCTCTGGATTCGGCGGTAACGACGAGCGCGAGCAGACATTAAATCAGCTACTGGCAGAAATGGACGGTTTCTATGAGAGCGATGATGTGCTGGTGATCGGCGCGACTAATCGCAGGGATATCCTGGACGCTGCACTGCTTCGCCCCGGGCGTTTTGATCGGATCGTAGCGGTGCCGCTTCCTGACGCGTCCTCACGTCGTGCCATTCTGGAGGTTCATCGGAAAAACCTCCAGCTTGAGGAAGGTGTATCATGGGACACGGTTGTATCCTTGACGACTGGATTCTCGGGCGCCCAGCTCAAGAATCTGCTCAACGAGGCGGCCATTCTGTGCGCCCGTGAGGGCGGTGAGATTATTACCCAGTCCCATCTTATGTCTGCTCTTGAAAAGCTGGTGGTGGGGATCGTGAGAAAAATCGAGACACGAGACGCCGATACCCTTGAAAGAGTTGCTATTCACGAGATAGGGCATACGATGGCCGTCCTCGCCTTTCCGCACATTGTTGATCTGGACAAGGTCTCGATCCAAAGCACATACAGTGGGGCAGGAGGGTACACGCTCTTCCGTGAGAAGGAGGCGTTGACCGAGGGCGGCATGTATACTAAATCGATCCTCTTTTCCAAGCTGATGATCATGCTCGGTGGGAAAGCGGCCGAGTGCGTCTATTACGGACGGGATCAAGTATCACTGGGGGCGTATCAAGACCTGAAACAGGCCAACGATCTGGCACGAAAGATGATTGTAGATTACGGTATGGGGAACGCGCTCGAGGTGTATGCGCGTTCATCCACGGGTAGTAGTGTTGTCTCCGAGTATCTGGCGACACGCACGGATAGGGAGGCGTTGGCGCTCGTGGATGCAGCGTACAACAATGTCACTGCGCTCCTGTGCAACGATTATTCCAAGATGCTGGTATTAAAAGACAGGCTTCTCGAGAAACGCGTGCTTCTGGGCAGCGATTGCGATTGTTAAAATCGTTTCTTTGTGACTTGACTCGAGTGAACTAATTCAATAGTTTTTTCAAAAGACTCATTGTGTCATCAGGGCTATTCACACAATGACCAATAACTCTTTCATCATTTATAATATTATAATCATTACCACCTTTCTCATATTTATCTCCAAAATAATGAATTTCAGAATAATCATCTTTTGTAATAGTATCTAAAACTTGAATTTTATCAAGTTCTTTTGGATAAATTGCTATTCCAACACTTCCTCCTTCAGTAATTGAAACTTTATCCAAGATATTTAATTCTTTTGCTTTATTATGCAATAGGTTTAATAAATCGTTTCTAATATTATAGTTTTTATCATACTCTATAAAATAATCTCGTTCTTTACTATTTGCACTCATTCCGATTAAAGAAATATATATTAAACCATTACGTAAATCTATAAAATGGCCAGTAATAGTATATGACACACTTGATAAATAATGTAATGTACATTTTACTAATTTATTTATTTCATTATAATATTTATGATTTCTAATATCTTTCTTATAAACTTCTATTGGTAATAATCCATCAGCTAATTTATTTATATGATAACATGATCCACATTCTGAAAAATAATGTGAAAAATAAATTTCTTTTCTGAATTGTTGTATAATTTTATCTAATTTACCACCTCCAACAATACCGAGTGAATAACCTGTTTTTTTTAAAGAATTCAAAATAGATGCCATATGTGGCTTAATATTTTCACTTGATTCAACAAGTGTTCCATCTACATCAAATAATAAAATTTTTTCCATATTTTTTTGTAATTTATATATGAAAATATATAATCTCTTTCTTCATTTTGAATTATCTCGTCGACAGACTTGTCATCCAAAAAAAAAAAATAAAAAAATAAAAAAAAATTAAAAGAAGAATAAGAGTAAAATGCATGATGATAGAAGACGTGATTCATAATGCACAGACGTGGAGGCAATCCGAGGTCTGGATGCCTCACGCCATGGTCTTTGTGCATTGCATAACTAATACTTATCCCGAGTCACAACCCACCCAACAGCAGATCTATCATAACCGGCGTTTTTTTGTTCTTCTTGAAAAAGTATTGCCCTGTTTGCGCTGTCGGAAATATTATCATGAGTTTTTGAAAAAAAGGCCCTTGACCGATCGGGTGATGGGTGGCGGTAGAGGAATTATGCGTGAATGGATTTATGGACTTTATGTCTTTCTTGTGCAAAAAGGCGTCCTGGAGCCTGGTGCGGTAGGTCGATCGTGCGACGAGATCGATGACAAAATTTTACAACAGTGTCAACGACAATACACAGACAAGAAGCTTTTTGGCGAAGTTGAAGGCCGTGTGTGGCGTTATACCCGCGTGTGGGGACCACACGCGTGGGTGTTCTTGCACAGCGTCGCCAATACCTTTCCATCCCGTCCAACTCCAGCCCATCGTGAGATATACCGTGATTTCTTTGATTGCCTGGTCTACGTCCTGCCCTGCAAGATATGTCGCGAGCATTATGCTCGTTGGCTACGGATTGAGCCTTTATCTTTCGCCGTCATTTCCAGACGGTCGCTGCAGTCATGGGTAAGCAACCTTCACAATCACGTCAATCAGCGCCTCGAGAAGAAGATCATTCCTGATCGTCGGGAGGGACAGAAACAGATTCTATTGTATGCTCTTGCCTCACCGTAGGTCCCCGTCGACGATTTCCTCGATCCGTCTCTTGTCACTGGCAGAAAGTCTTCCAGGATAGTAAAGGAACCATGAGCCCATGCTTTCTTTTCTCATTTCATTACGAGTGTGCTCAGTGAGCCGTATCAAGAAAGGCTTTAAAAGTTTCCAATCCATTTCTTTCAAATGGATCTCGTCGATTAATTTGTATGAGTTGTAGAATTCAATCATGTTGGTGTATCCTTCTTTATTGGGCTTTTTGTCGGTCATCCAATACTGGGATACCATTTTGGGAAAATCGTTGAATAAAGGAGACAGAGACGGACTATTAGAGGAATCCTCGACACCGATATCAATCATGATCCTTGATTTGTGAGGCGTGATATAAATATAGCGCTTGTTTTTCAAAAGGTTCAAGTCCGATATTTTTGCCATCTCTGGATGTTCAAGCAACAACGAGGCATTATTGGATACGGATATAGATCGTATGCGGTCAAATATTTTGAGAATACACTCAACTTGTTCCTGATACAAATCCCATTTTACCAAGATAGTATTTAATTTTTCTTCCGTCATATATTTTTCATGCAAAATCTTGTAAATTTTATCTCGTAATGTAGACTTATCCATTTTATTTTTATTTTTATTTTTTTTAATAAAAATAAAATGACCCATCAACAACAATCTTATTCCATAATAATTGTGCTTGATTTCGATGATACACTTGTGAAACATACCGGTGGAACACCTATGATTCGATTATCAGAAATTTGGGAAGATGAAAAACAAGTTAGGCGAGGGCATCGGCGTTCGATAGCAAAAATCATACATGATGATATCATCAGGCCCAATGATCTGAAAAACCTTGTGGACTGCTTTATTTATTTAGTACAAGAATGTAATGCAGTTTTATATCTCAATACACGCGGTCATTCAACGGATATACCCCGTTTTTTCAACTCGAGATTCGTAAGAATCAATGATATACAACTGAATCAGTATATACAACTGAAAACCGGCAACCGATTCATGAGCCTTTTTCCTCAAGGAGAAGAAACGTCCAAGAGTCTCTGTAAAGGCATATACGGAGCGTCATTGAGCCCTGATAACGAATTCTTTATTCTTCCTGTTCTGTATTCAAAACTAAAGAAGGTATTGCAAGAAAAACAAGGACAACTTCAGCAAGCTTATATGGATCGAGTGGAAAAAATGTTAAAAAGAGAAATTGATGTCTATTATGCATATATAGCGAGCAAGCAGGATCAGGCAAAAATAGATGCTCAATGGACACCCGAGGAGTTGTATTATTACAAGGAAAAAGTCGTGTGGGCCTTTCAGAAAGTCCTATACCTATTACAAATATCACTCCGACATCCCAGTATTCCCGTTTATTTCTTTGATGATGATAAGATTAATATAGATATTGCCCGAGCCTATTTCCAGGGTTTTGAGAGATTTCACGCTGTACACCTTCTTAAAGATCCAAGGCCTCCCATTCCTTTTTTACGAGCAATAAATGAGATCTTGATACGTAGAAAACAGAGCGGTGGCGGTGGCGGTGAACAAAAACAAGAACAAAAACAGGGAAAGACCAAAAAACCCAGAGTCTAAACAAGCTCAATGATTAAATTCAAGGGCAAGTGATGCCAGTTCTTCCGGAGAATTCACGCCGCGCAGATGAATTGCCTCTTTTTCATCAATCACAAGTACGCGTGTCTTGTCGAGAAAATCAAAGACTTGTGTCAGATAATATTCTTCCGAGGCGTTTTCATTCGTAAGACGCCCAAGTCCCATCATCAGGGACGATACCCAAAATGCATACATACCCATGTTGCACAACAGGTTGCCCGGATCTTGGCAATCTTTATCCTCCTCAATGTGATCAAGAAGATCAATATTTTCTTTACGACGTAAAAAAATCCTCCCATATCCCTTGGGATCTTGGAGTCGTGTTGCCAGAAGGATTGCATCAGCATCCTCCGAGAAAGAGTTTATAATTTTTTGCAAAAGGAATGTCTGTAGATAAGGCATGTCTGCATTAAGAACAATCAAGCATTCTTGTTCTTTTTTTTTCATGATGAATAGAGGAGAATCCACCAGACACCGGAGCGCATGTCCAGTACCAAGAGGCTCTGGTTGATGGACAAACTCGATGGGAAGATTGGGAAACAATTCTGTCTTTAGATACAAACATTGAGGTTCTACGTTGGGGTTTATGATGATATAAATGGTAGAGGTAGGAAGGGGCGCAATGGCTTCAAGAATACGAGCAATCATTTCTTTGCCATGAATCTTGTGGAGAAACTTGGGAAGATCGCTTCGCATTCGCTTTCCTTTACCCCCCGCCAGAATTGCAATGGAGAATGAAACCATTTTGTACCTCTCAAGAAATATTTTTTAAAACAGGAATGAATAAAAAAATATTTTTGGGAAAAAAGGAGACTTTTTTTTAGCTGTAGGTGGAATTGATCAAATTGGTCTTGCAGAATTGCGGATAGGCATTGCTGATATTAAAATAGTTCGAGTCAGATAACGCCGTATTAGGCGTCGCCTGGTTCACATTGAATCCGGGGATATTGTAGGCGACCCCGCCAAAGGCGGGAGAGATGACAATCGGTCTCACGAGACACTGTCCGGGAGAGTTCTGATACGGGCAGTTGATGTTGGTATAATAGTTACCAAGGGTGTGGTAGGAAGGAGTGCTGTTTACGAGCGAATAATTATTCATATCCGCATAGATCGAGCCAGATTCTGTCGATGTGTCGTAACTCATGCTGTGTGGGCTGTTATTTTTTAACAATCAGGAGAATAATTTTTTTTTTTTTGGGGGAAAAAAAAAATACCTCGACTTTTTAAGAAAAATACCGATTTATCTTGAAATATATTTATGAGTAGTCAGAGATCTAATTTAAAGGATATCATCCTGAGTAACCAAAAAAAAAACCGGTGGGGTCGTGAATGAATAATATCGATATAATCTGGATCCATAATTTTTTATCCATCAAGTATAATAAGGGGGAAACACCGGAACGAGATGAGAATGCGAGTCGTGAATACGCGCATTGGAAGGACCTCTATGCAACGGTAAAGGATCAGCAGAATACGTCGTCCGAGGTATTGGAGGATATTGAGGGAAAGGTGCGTGATATGGAAAAGGTGAAGGATGTAGAGCAGTTTAGTTTTTATCTTTTACAGGCGATACCGCTTTTGGACGAGTACAAGAGCCTTCAAAAAAAACAACAAAAGATTTATTTCATGTCTCCCAAGAATACTCGGGAAGATGATCCAGGGGGTGGTCAATCCTCGATTCGTCATAAGATGGCGGTGCTCTTGAAGAATTATTTTAATCTCGTACAGGCTTATTTTCCAGAAGAATACAAACAAAACGACTGGGACAAGATGAGAATATTGATCGACATTCCACGGACGGAACCAAAGGGGGGTGTACGAGTAAAATGTCAGGTGTGCAACAGCGATTTTAGTCATTTCACCATTCATGATAATCATTTTGTCTGTGAAACCTGCGGATGCGTCTCCACGACCACACACAGCAGCGTCTCTTATAAAGACATTGACCGCGTTAATATTAGCAGCAAGTACACCTATGATCGGAGAACGCACTTCCGTGACACGATCAATCAGTTCCAGGGCAAGCAGAACGCCAGCATCGCCAAGGCCGTCTACGAGCAACTAACTCAGCAATTTGTGTCTCATGGCATTGTTCCGGAAGATTATGCCACCATGACCAAGGAAGAGGCGTTTGATAAGGTGACCAAGGAACATATCCTGCTTTTCCTCCGTGAGATTAAGCAGACCAAGCATTATGAGGATGTAGTACTAATCCATCATCAAATGACAGGTAAGCCCGCACCAGATATCAGTCATCTGGAGAACGTGTTATTAAACGATTTCGATATCTTGGTGGAAACGTATGATAAGAAATTCAAGAACTCGGAGCGCAAGAATTTCATCAACACGCAGTACGTACTTTTCCAACTGCTCCGCAGGCATCGTTTTCCTTGTAAGAAAGAAGATTTCAACATGCTCAAAACGGTGGACCGAAAGTATTTTCACGATACCATCTGCAGCGAGCTGTTTACCGAAATCGGATGGAGTTTCACGGCCTTGTTCTGAATTGCACCTTGCACCGCGGATCCTGGAATTGTTGATATATTTTTCACGAGTTCTCTTTAATTATTTTATAAATAAGATCTGATCACTTATCAAAATTTTAATGTTGTCATCATTAAAATTTTTGATTATTACGTAAAAAGTGCAAGTAAATCTAATTGTCTTGAGCGCGCATTGTAAGAGGAAATTCATCCTCAAGGATTGAGCGGAGAATGCGTGCGTATTCCCGTATCTCTTCCTGAGCGTGCGATTCATCTCGCAGCCTCACAAAATGCAGGAGCGCTTGAAGGCTCACCGTCCAGATGCATTCCGTGTACACGCTGAGCGGAAGAATCATCCTGGCCTGCTCACGCGCCACGCCCGCATCGATCATGGCTTGATAGGTCGTCAAACAGTGCTGCATACAATCCGTATAATTCTTACGAATGACAACCTGATCAGCGTCCGATAGGACGCCGTCGCTTCCTTGTTTCTTGTTGGTAGATTGCCGCCTCCAAATAGAGGGTTCATAAATATCGGACAGCACGACATAGCGTCCGGAGACCTCGTTCCATCCATGCAATTGTTGTCCGGGACCCCACTCGGAACCAACGACATGCTTGTACCATTGGCGCATAACAATCTCGGGTGCACGGAGGTGAAAACGAAGAAAAACGTGTCGAAAGGGACTTGTGTGTTCGTGACGCCAAAGATATTGAATCAATTTCTCGTCTCCCTCATCCAATGTCTCTTTCTGTTTAGCAAACGATACCCTCGCAGCATTGACAATCGTCAACTCATCCCCAAAACGCTCAAGATACTTGATAAACCCCTTCTTGTCCTCCAGAACTCTGTATTCTCGTATCATCATTTTATTGCTCTTTCCAATCAATACAGATCTAAACCTTATAATCAATTTTTTTCTTTTTTTTTTTTTTTCATCAAGTGCTTTGGCGCCCTTCTTTTTTCCCTTTTTTTTTGTTGAATTCTCTTTTTTAATTTTTTTTTTTTATCATCTCCAATTAAACATGTCATCATTTCAACAACAACAGCAGCAACAGCAGCTTTATTCACGTCAAGCAACAATCAATCTTTCCGAGGTACAGCAACAGCTTGCTACATTGGCCCTTATAGGACAACAACAACAACAGCAACATCAATTACAGCTATTTAGCCAGAGCCAACAACAACAACAACAAGAAAAACAACAGGTTTTAATACCTGGACCCGTGTCCGCTTCTTTTCAAGAAGATTGTTGCCCTCTTGAGCCATTATCTCACATCATCCCAATTTTCAAGATTGATAATGAAGAAAGTATACAGAATAGGATAATCCATTTCATCAATCCTCCTCGCTTTTCAAGCTTTTTTCTATTCAAGAATCCAATCCTAAAATTTAAAAGGTTTGTGGACTTGTATCATGTATTCAGTAAGCAGGTACCTCGATTTACTGTATCCACGTCAAGCCTTAAGAGGCCAACAATCCGCAGACCTGGTGGTGGTGGTGGTGGTGGTGGCGGCGGTCCGGCTACAGCGGTTCCACTGTCAGTGAAAACAACTGTACATCCGCTTGTACAAATCTATCGATGTCTTGTAGAATCAGGCTACAAGATCACGGTAACAGAATTTTTGAGGCTTTACATGCTTTATTTCTTGTTGTCCCAATTTCCCCCACTCCTCAAAGAACCTCATAACCGAAACGATGGACAAGCCGAGCTTGTGCGTAGGGCATCAAAGGTCCTTCACACCACTATTATTGACAACCTCCCCGATATTCTTCGGGAGCTCGGATCCACGGAAATTCCTTCAAGAATGAAAATAAAATGGAACGACACCTATATCGAGGACGAGTTACAAAAAATGAGGAATCTTCATCATGCTCGTATGAAATCATTCCAGGAATCAGAAAAAATGCGTCAGGAATACAATAGGATACCTGACCTCGCACAAGACGATTGCGGACCACTGAACATCACTGGTAAGATTATCTCTTTCTCGTTCAAGACAAGAGAAACCACAGGCATGCTTTTTGATCGGCTAATGTTATGTCCGGACGCGCCGCTTGCACGATACAAAGATTTTTACAAGATTTTTGCACCTCTTGGCAGATTTGATGGTATCACCCTTGACGACTCCATTCGAGAGGGTGAGGACTCGGCGCTTGTCGTCGTCAACAATAAGGGCAGCGTCATTCTTCATATTATTAATTCTATGGAAGGAATGGAGGTTCAGAGCATGCTGAAAAAAGATTCCTTGGGAGGATCCGGATGGAAGACTCTTGGAGATGTAACTGGTTTCCTTGGTCTCGATGAGGCGACGGTCGGGACGATGATTACTCCTCGTGAAGACCTTGGGATCACAGTTGATTTTATTATCCGTATGAGGAAAACACCGCTCGATCCGAGTATCTTTAGCAACTTGTGTATGAATGACTCGCTTTTTCGCAACTTTTTCCGTATTAATGATTCCTCTGTACTCTCTAAGGACAATCATTCCATCTATCTTTATTACACGATGCATACGGGCGACAGCAGCAGCAATAGCAAGAAAAAATCCAGGCTTCAAGAGGAACTTCGTATCCACGGATGGTCAAAGCACAGCTCCAGGTTTGGGGATGTTTCTGCCACATTGTTGCCCTTGCAACCAGAACCCGGAGAATTCGCCATCAGTGTAAATGTGACACGGGCCGCCAATCAGACCGTCGTGACCATGTTTCGAGAAACCCTGTGCAAGCTCATCCAGCGATACACCCAGCTTTTCCGAGAACAAGTGAAATTGTTCCGACGCTACACAATGGACCCCAACTGGGAACCTTATCGAGCGGTCCTTCGACCTTTATCTTCATCTTCCGTGGTCAAAAGCGGTGGCGGTGGCGAAGACCAGTCATTCACTCGGACACCGTTGGATCCTCGTATTTTCGGCGGCATCCATGAGTGGAGTACGGTGTGTCAGATCCCCAAGGGTAAGAAAAATATCATGCGCATCAATGCCGAGACGGCGGCACAGAAACCCGCAGAGAGTAAAATCTTGTTTCCCCCGGCCCCTTACAAGGATTTCGAGCCTACGTATTATTATTGCCCCGACGACGAGGTCAAGATCATGAACCTCGTCAAGCTGGATTCCATCACCCACCCTTTTGGATTTGCGCCATGCTGCACGAAGAAAGAGCATGACAAGAAATACAACGAGATGACGGATGCGCTCCGTTTTCATATTGAGCGTGGCTACATGCCTTATTTTGATAAGACGATCAACCTCAATCAAGAGATGCAGCTCAATCGATCAGTGCTCACTAACGATAACAAGCTTATGAGATTTATTGGTCAACTGGGTACGCTCGCACCCAAGGTCGAGGAATTCATGAAGGCCCTGATGCCTGATATGGACTTTTTTCGACAGTCCGCAAGTAACTGGAGGCTCGATTCTCTGCTCGGATGTCTGGAATTTCATCGGGCATTGTCAACGGAAGAAAAAATCATGAGGTCTCCTCTTGAGGTCCGTCAGGCGCTTTTATCACCAGTCTCCATCGTGCGATTCCATGTCGGTGCCCAACAGAATTTTGATATCGGCGTTGACGGATTACGGAACATGCTCGAGCAATGGGACGAAAACCTCTCTGCAACTCGGTGGATCCGCATCCTTGAAGATTATTTTGACGTCAATCTGTTTGTCTTTACTCATAATATGACCAGTAGAAAGATTGATATCATGCGACCCCGTTGTTATCGCGAGTTTCTTTTTCCGTTTAAAGAGGTCTTGAGATCCAGAAAGATTGTCTTTCTAATGGAGCACACTTCTGGTATCACCAACAATCTTCTGCTCCGTTATGAGTTGATTGTGGGAAGAAGTGACAATCAGACACTACTTCACGACTTTGACTGTTATGAAGAATATTTCAAGCTGTTGGAAAACGCCTACGGTAGTTTTGTAGGAAAAAAGAAGACCACGATACCGTTCTTGCTCAATAGCGTCGAACATCTGAGCAAAACACGTCCCTCTCATCAGATCCTGGACTGCTACGGCAAACTTCGCGTCGTGGTTTATGCAAACCGTTTTCCAGCCGTCCTTGTGGCCGAACAAGCCCCATGGGCTTTGCCCTTGTGGTATAACGAAAAAACGACAGCCGCCAATCTTCCGGCGTATACGGACACGATAAAATTCTTACAAGAAGCACGTCTTGACGTGAAACACGCGTTCGTATACAAGAGAGATATTGTTATTCTTATTGTTGAAGATTTCTCGCTTCTCTATTTCATCACACGGGCCGACAAGACGACTCCAGAACCCCCTCCTGTGACGCAATCCAACATCAAGCCCTACGTTTTCAAAGTCATTGAGATGATGCGCATCCTACTTGATCGTGACGACACCCTTACAGGAAACGACGTTTTGATTACAGAGGATCGTCAGCGATTTGTGAATGTCATGCGTGATTTATGCGTGCTGCGATTCTCCATTTTTATGAAGGAACACTTGAGATCCATGACGATGCATACCATCCCCGAGCTTATCGAGACTTTTTTACAGACCGAGGTGGAATTCCGTGATGACGTTCCCATTAACATCCGTGATCTGCACCCGAGGATGACAAATAACTCGGCGTTTCAGGGTTCCGGGAGGAGAATCATCGTTCCACGAGTCCTCGAGACCAAAATAAAATACTGTTTACAATGGTACAGCATTACAAAGACCAAAGAATTTGAAACCTTTCCGACGCTGATAGAAAGCCCATCGTATTACACATCGGTGACCAATTTTTCTCATCGACCCGACTCTATTATACAAAAATCACTTCAGCCGTTTCATAATCGTCCTTACGACGTTGCCTGTCAGGATCCTATTGATCATATCCACGAAACACCCGATAGGCTCTTCTTTTATTATCGTCCTGAAGAAACACCGAAACCTGAACCGTATCTCGCGTTTCTCACCACCGACAGAGCCGTAGGAATAAAAACAGCCACTCTTTACCTGACCACAGGCATATGGCAATCCCCCTTGTCTTTACGCGCTTATCCACCACAACAACAACAACAACAACGCCTTCCCTTTGCGGAACGAAGACTCTATCGGGAAAATAGTTATCTATGGGTCCAAGTTCAACTCGATACACCGTCGTTTTATATCGCCGGTCTTGTGGAAACCGATCTTTTCCTCTTCCTCCTCCCTCTTCCGAGAATAAAAAAAATGAAGACCTTAATTTAAAACATTAGAAATTGCCAACAAAAATAAAACAAGAAAACAAATGGAAAAAGTGTGTGTCATGGATTCAGATGATCAAGTGGATATGTTAAACTACAAGGAGTGCGACAATGAAGCACCTGTGGAAGTTAAGAAAACAAGAGGTATTGTGGTCGAGAAGACGACCAAACAACAGATTGTAGGTTCTTTTGGTTACACAGAAACGTATTCGAAAGAAGACGAGGACGTTCTTCAAGGACTCTTTACCCAAGATTCATTGTCTGCAGGAGAATGGGGGTTTTCTTACTCGCTTGAATCGACCCTGCTGCGTATTTTTTATCATCATGATCAATGGTACCTGGTTACGCACAAGAAGCTGGATGCGTTCAAGAGCCGTTGGTCGTGTCGCTCTACGTTTGGAGAGCTTTTTGTAGAGGCTCTATCGAAACAGACCGGCAAAAAAACAGAAGAAGTATTGGGCTGGCTCCATGGTTTCCTTGATCAAGAGAAGGTTTATTGTTTTCTTCTGAAATGCAATCAGGAAAATCGCATTGTGTGTCAGATAAATCCAAGGCGTCCAAGGATCGTGTATCTCGGTTCTTTTCTCAAAGGCGAGAAGGTCGTCCTGGATACAAGTCCTTTGATCCTGGAATCGGAAGGGAGGGGGGGCAACGTTCAGTTTGCAAGACCAGAGGCATTGCCGTCTTCCGAGTTAAATACACTTCCTCGTCTTTTGGAAAAGGTCGAGTCCATTGATTATAATGAGTATCAGGGCATTCTGGCAGTTCATATCCCTACACAAAAGTACATCAAGATCTTGAACACGGAATACAAGAAATACTATGACCTTCGCGGGAATAATCCCAATATTAGGTTTAGATATCTCGAAGTCAGGAATGACTCGGAGAGAGTGAGGATGCTATATCTCCTGTATCCCAAGTCCGCGGAAGTGTTTGACCAACTTGAAGATACGATTCGCAAGATATCACGGATGATCTATCATTTCTATGTGAACCGGTACATTAAAAATCAGTTCATCACGCTTCCCAAGGAAGAGTTTCAGCTGATGAAAAAATGTCACAACTGGTATCTGGAGGATCGCAAGAACAACCGGATCTTTTCACAAAAGGTCTTGGAAATTATGGCGGGCGAGGAGCCTCTCCATCTTTACAAGATGATCCGGCGTTTTACGCTGAATCAAAATATGGCCATGCATCAGACGATGAATGCAAAGCGACAAATGTATTCAAGCACCGCGCACACGCAGTCGTCTCCACAACCACCCCTCCCCCGTTCTTTTGCAGGAGTGTTGGCGACATCAACTACAACGTCGCCTGCTGAAGTTCTATCTGTCCAAGCAAATACGAGCTCGTAATATCTTGTGAGAGAAACCCTATTTCCAGCAGGATTCCGCAGAAGAACAGATAAATCCCGTGAAAAAAAAATAGAAAATAAATTTTTTATTTTTAGCATTTTTTCAACTAAATTACCGATTAGAAAAAATATTACGTGTAGCATTGGGCTGGATCTTATCCACGATCATAAATCGATCCGTACGAAAAGTCCCCCAATCGTCCTGGAATATCCCTTCAATAGGATGGGCGCTCAACTCCCACAAGAATACATTGGTCATCTGATTCTGCAATGCGTAGTCTCCCAGAAGACCCGTCCATATCGTGGAAATGCTGTTGCATCGCGTTATCATCACCGATTGATTGTATTTGTCCGACACAAATCCAAATTCCTGATCCCAGTTATCAAACATCGTCTGAACAGGCGTCTTGACATTATAGAGCTCCGGATCCTTTCGATCAATGATATGTGGCGTGTACACGATACGATGCGAGTACGGCTTGTCTTGCAGCGTCTCTATCATAGTCATGTTGTAACCTGCACCCCATGGAATTCCCTGTACAAGATACAGCCATGAATTCCACGGATAACGCGCCTCGATCGCCTCAATCGTGTCGATTACCAAATTTATCCAACCTGATATGGTCGCCACGCCGTGCGGTTCATTAAAGAGGTCGATGCCCATAAGACTCGGGCTGCTGTGGTAGCGGTCCAGCACACGGAACCAGGATTCTAAAAACACCGATAATGGATATTCCGGGTAATCGATCCATATATCAGTCAAAAAGTCCTTGTGTAATCGTCCCATAGCGAGAACAACCACAATATCTTTCCGCAATGTCTTCTCCATCATCATATCCAGTATTTCAATACTCGTCTTGTTTCGCGCCTCAATGTCATTATAAATCATGGAATGATTGGGAGAGGCATCCCAATTGTAATAAACCCACTCCGCTGAGAAGAGTACACGGATTGCATTAAAGCGATGCGCACGTAACTGGTCCAGAAAAAATTCCTGCGAATGTTTCCACATTCCAAAAGGCGCCAACGCGTCCGTATCCAATCCTGGCCAATTAATCCCCTTTAGTGCGATGGCCCGTGACAATTGCACCCCACGCTCCTCAAGCATTATCTCTTTATTTTCAATATACCACCGTGTTGCTGGAAAGACGTTGTCGTTGTCATTGTTGCCGCGCAATTGACCTCCTAAACCTAAACAACGAGTTATTCCCCAAGAGAATAATAAAGATAAAATGCCATAAAACCTCATTTATTTTTTTATTTTATTTTATTCAAAAACAAAATAAAACGATCATGGACAAGTCTCTTTTAAGACGCGGCGGCGGTGGCGGTGGCGGTGCTTTCTCCTTGAGCGATCTCGGACTCGATTTGGGTTCCGATGAAGAACAAGCCACCGCACAACTCATGCAACTTGCACGATTAAAACGTCAGAAAAGGCAGCAAAAATTAAAACAACGCATGACATCTCAACCATTCCAATTACAAGCTACATTTCCAATTCTTTTTTTATGTTGCGAGCAACAATAGCATTCATCCTTCTATCGTAATGTAATTACCTCGGCAATACTCAACGAGGCCATAAATTACATCTTCCTTAACCCAGGCGCAAGCTCTCATTTTGATTCGTTTACGCCTCTTTTCAATCGTTTCCCTGTCCTCATTGTTTATTTTGTTCATCATCCAACCAGCACCATCATACGCAAGGTCATCCGTAAATCCGATTTATCGAAAACACAACGGCAAAAAAAACAATTTATTCCTTTACAAGACACAGATCCTATTTTTGAAGGACGCGACACTGCTCAATCCACAACGTCATTTAGTCGCGCGTATCAAAATGCAAAGATTCCTGGACAAGCAGGTACAGGTAAGCCGATGCCAGATACAACTGCATCCATCATCAATTTTCTCAACACAAGTACATCATCCATTAAGAAACAAATTGAAGATGAATTGATATTCTTTGGTCTTAATTCCTTGCGTCAATACGGTATTCCGTATCACCAAATCCATAAACCCGCGGTCGAGAATTATCATCTTGATTCAACTGGTAGGAGTATTTGTATTAATCACAACGTTAAACACCCTTTGTGGACATTAAATAATAATCATCAAAATGGATCTATTAATTTTTCTGTGTTCAGACTTAATGCGTATATATCGATCAATATTGTTCTGGAATCGATGGGATCATTGCTCAAGGCCACTGAGGCGCTTGGAATCCTTCGTCCCCATCGTATCGAAAGAGGACCCTATCCGGGTGCAACGTGGAGTTATAAAAAACAAATCTTGTTGGAACAATCCGGAGATCAACCACCTCTTCCCAGCAGTAGCACTGCATCCATCGTTTCCAATTATCAGGATTACCGTCGAGAAAATCCCGAGGCACAAATACCGATTGCAACCGCAGTGGCTAACGTGGTTGCATCTCTACAAGAAGGTGAAAGCAGTAGTAGTAGCAGCTGATTTTAAACATCATGGGAATTTCTTTTACGTATATACAATGACAGAGAATCAGACGGTTGCCTCGATTTGACCACGAGTAAGCTCGCTCGTAGGCGCATTCTCGATCTCCGCCGACAGGTCCAGACCAAGATATTTGATGAATGAGTTGTTGTCATCAGGAATCCCTGACTGGCGTCTCGCCTCCATATACCGCTCGCGATAGCGATTCACAAAATCAGACTCCTTCTCATCAATCTCCCTGATCCGCTCCGTCGCCTTGTTGAACGACTCCTTCATCTGCTTCATCTTTACCAGAGTCTCGTGATACGTCCACGCCAACTGCGCGCGCTTCACATTCTCCGTCACATACTCTTCAAAAATTTCCATCGGCTCCCCCGCCTTGGCTCGATTCGACTCCTCCAGCAACTGCTTTTCTCTTTCCTTTAGGTCCTCCATCTCCCCCCTCTCCTGTCGCTTCTTGTTCAAGATATCATCGCTGATCACATCCGTCGTCTTCTTCCGAATATCAATCTTCTTGATCTCCGTCGCATACCCCTCCGAGGTCGTCACAGGAAACGGCCTGCCCACATACGCATGATAAATCTCATGATACGAGTCCACATTGCGAATCAGAAACTCCGCACGCTCGTTTGCCTCCTCTTCCGTAGCATACACCCCACGTACTTTCATCATCCCGTAAATATTATCCTTGTCGGGCTTGGCACCCGACGACGGTACAAAAGACACCAGAGCGATCTTCTGATGCATTTGCGTCGGATCCGCATAATATCGATCCACCTGCGCAAATGTGATATTCCTCGACATTATTTTCATCGCGGCCTGAAGTTTATCCGTACTTAAAGGCTCCTCTATCGCTTTCGGCTCATAACAAGTCTTCTTTTCCGTGTCACGGTCCGCAGGTGCAATTAGAGAATGGACGGTCATTTGTATATGTTCTTTTCTTTTTAGAATTGCAAGGACTTTAAACCGTTATTTTTTTTTTGTTATAAAACAACAAAAATACCAACGAGAAGGAAAAATGAATGTTTATGAGATAATTATCTACATTCTTGTTCTGGGAGTCGTCATCATCGCCATCTTGGCAGAAATACGGGACATAATCATCCTGAAGCATCCCTTGACCTTTGAGAAACTGTCTCGTCAAAAACTACAACCTCAATTAGAAAAGCTTGTCACTGTCGAGGATATATGTGCATTTGTCCAAGATTATATATCGAGTACTTATTACTTGTGGCGTTTTAGTATTTTTACCTCCTTTGTCGTAAGCCTCATTACAATCCTCTTTGTAAAAGTCTTTTATCCGACTATTTATTGGAAAGTATCTATCCTAATATTCGTCATGATTTTTATCGGTCTTACGCTGTGCATCTCCTTCTTGCATTGTCATTCCTTCAATAGCAAAATGTCTTTTTTCAATGATTGTGTCGAGAAAATATACTCAATACATCAAGAACAAATCCAATCCCAGAAAAATACACAGATCATAAAAAAAGATCCCTTTGCCGAGCACAATAACCTCTGAAAATATTTTTTTTTTTTTCAATTAAATTCTTATTCGGTAATCAAAAAATATAATATGTCAACGCCGACAATCGAGGGCTATGATTTTTTACGGGCCAAGAAGAGGTCCGGAATTCTTCTTACCGTGCTTCTGCCTATCCTCCTCATCGCCTTCTTCCTCGGAATTATTACCCTCTTCTTTCTTCAGACATCAAGATCAACAATATGGTCTAAAAAATTCAGGACACTATGTTTCTGGATCTTGTTCATCTTGCTGATTCTGCCTTTTTTCTGGAATCAATGCGCAGCCATGCTCTTCTGTCTCGTCGTCATCCTCCTCTTGTCCCAGAATCGTCACAAAACTGGTATTTATAGCTTCACAACAACAGTCTTGTACAATGACACCTCGTTCGGATGTATCCTCGCTGTCCTCACGCTGTTCTATGCCTTCTCGATGTATCTAATCCTTATGGCGGCGCTCTACATGTACGGTACCTCGACCTCGTACGACCTCTCACATCCCCGTATCTATACCGACACGTTTATCGAGCTTGATAATCTAACACTACCCAAGTTATCTGATCAAGAGATTTCCCAATTTATTGAGAAGCAAGTAGAACCGGGTAAAAAGAAAGCCGCTCGATCAAGAATCGTTTTCGGAGCACTGGCTCGTGACGTTACATCGACTCTTGACGGGATGAAGACAAAGATTCAAGGGCTCGGTTCTCTTTTTAAAGACTACCGGGTTGTCATCTTTGAGAACGATAGCACGGACGGGACACGTCGGCTTCTCCAGCAATGGCAGACGGAAAATCCAAAAATCCAATTACTCACGTGTTGTGAAGACGGGAACTGTGAATGTCGTCTCTCTGTTAAGAACCTCCATCAAGTCGGTATGGAATCCATACAAAGGATGGACAAGCTGCGCCATTTCCGACAACGAGTCCTTCGACATGTTCAGCAACATTACAATGACTATGATTATTACATGATTATCGATTTTGATCTTCCCGGTGCTATTTATCGCGATGGATTTCTATCTACTTTTTCAAGAGACGATTTTGATATGGTATTTGCAAGAGGTCTTACCACATTCCCGATCATTAATACAGCACTGTACGATGGCATTGCATACCTGTCCGACACCGATTCTTTTGATGATAAATCCAATGATTTGGAAACCGCGATCCACATTAATAAGGACCTCCGTTCCCTGCGTATCGGAAGCCCTTGGGCACCCGCACGCTCAGGTTTTAACGGGATGGCCGTGTATCGCATGAAAAGCATCCTCAATGCGACCTATATTCTTTCGGATAGAAAAAAACATCGTTGTGAACACATTGATCTTCATTACGATATGTACCAAAAAGGTCATCGTCGCATCTATTACAATCCGAGCATGATCCTGTTTGCCGGTCATCAAGGAAAAGAAAGAAATAAGACGACCTGGGCCGAGTATAAGAAATATTTTTCCAGCCTCTGGAGAGCCGTGAGGCGTTAAGTACTCGTCTTGATTTTTTCCTCTTTCAATAATTGATAAATTTTGTCCAGACCCTCCTCATACAACTCGATTTTTTGTCCATAATAATGAAAATTGACAAGGCTCAATAAAAGGAACAGAAATGTAAACAGGCTCAGGAATAACACGATAAACACATGAAAAGGAATTGCATACACCACCTTGATGATCATACTGGTGATAACACCCACCATGAAAGCGATTGTGACGGATTGTCTCCATACACAAGAATTGCATACCATGCCCATCGTTGACTCATCCTCGTCGTTGATAAATAAATTCAAGACATCATCGACGGTGGTCTTGGATCGCAATCGGGGACGAACCTGCTGATTAAGATAAACGTCAAGAATGAAATTAGAAGCATGATTCATATTGGACATATTCCTTGTCTCGGCGACAATAACGGTAATAAATAGAATAGACAAGACAATATACACCATTATTTCCACAAGACCGTGAGAGCATTTTTGCATCATAATTTTTTTTTATTTGTTGGACGAAATAAAAAAAATTATTATATGAATTATCTTTCTGATTCATCTGCGCGGGAGACTGCCAAATTAGGGTGCTGGCGCTCTAACTACCGTGCAAGACATTCCTTATTAGCCTTTTAAATATATAAAAAAAAAAATAATCATTACAAGAAAAAAAGGAAAAATGGGAAGTAACACATCTAAGCTTCCTGTTCATTTAGAGGTGAAAAAAATCATACAGCAACTTCGTGCTATTCCTATCGAGGAGACAGAGAAGCGTGATCAGAAATTGGGAAACATAGAATCGCAATTACAAGAAAAATCATTACGAAAATCTTCTAAATTTGAGGCCATTTTTCACGATTTATTTGATTTATTTTATGAATTGTATCAAAAGAATGAATTTGACGATGAATCGGGTTCAGCGTTTTATTTATTCGAAATCATCCATGGACTAAAACACTCACATCCCAATATTGATTTTCCCAAGATCTTGAAACAAAGTCTCAAAACCTTTGCTGGTCAGAATGCTCAACAGAAGAAGGTTATCAAAGAACTTGCTCGACGCCTTGTCAAAGAATGGGCATATATAAAAAATCTTTCTTTGAATTTCAATAGAGATGGATCTTCTCTACAGAGCAGATAATTACAGAGCGATAATATTCATCAGGAATATTTAGCGCCTTTATTAATTCCTCCAAGGTTCTTCCCTTGTTGTGTTCGTTGTGTTCTTCCCTGATAAGAGCTTCCATAATGTAGAGCGCGTTTCTTGATTAGGGATGTTTTGCGCCGTTAGAAAGGGGATTAATTCTTTCAAGGTCCTCCCCTTCTTGTGTTCTTCATTGATAAGAGCTTCCCATAATACAGAGCGATAATATTGATTAGGGATGTTTTGCGCCGTTAGAAAGGGGATTAATTCTTTCAAGGTTCTTCCCTTCCTGTGTTCTTCCCTGATAAGCATTTCCAATAATCCACCGCGATATACTTCATTAGGAATATTTTGCGCCGTTATAAAAGGTATTAATTCTTTCAAGGTCCTCCCCTTCTTGTATTCTTCCTCGATAAGAGATCTCCATGATGAGTATTTTCCATCTTTGATTAGTTCTTGATATTCTTTTTCTCTCTGCTCCCATCGTTTTTCCATCTGATTTTTGACTTGTCTTGGCGGCAAATTGGAACCAAGTATTTTCCTGCATCGGGAATGGGTAAATATCGTGATATTTGAAGATTCATGGCATCCAGTAATCGTTTAGTACGCTGTTTACGCCTTTTGATGACAATGTCAGACAGACAATCGATCAAGGCATCGGGTACTGGAGAAAGCAAGGAACGCAATTGGTAAGGACTTGAATGTCTGTTATTGTGACTTTAACGTCGCTTAAGATCAGCGGTAAGAGTAATTCTGCGATCTGATTCCTCAATTAGTGACGATGAAGATATCATGTCCTTCCAAGAATAATTGTCGAATGAATGTGGTCGATCCAGAGATCGGTTTTACCTCAAATGCTTTAAGAATAATTTATCTTTTAGTTCTGAAATTTCTAATAAAATCAAATCTCTTTTTTACACTAAATTTAAATTTTCCTTGTTCTGATCCCTGATCAACTAAAACTGGCTCTGACCATAAATAAATTAAATGTTTATGATCCAACCAATGATCAATCGGTTTGTTGATAATTTCCTCTTCTGCATAAAATTGAAAGTATAATCTTGAATTGACATGTTTATTCAGAATGTACATACAGGTTCCTCTTGATACACTTGATTCATAAAAAGCTTGATCTTTTGATAACGGTGATGCATGCAAATTACAACACGCTCCTGTGAAAGCTATATCCCAGTCTAAATTTTCAAGTTGTTTTAAATAATTTTCCAATTTTTCTTTAAAACCATCAACAAAAATAGCATCATCTTCAAGAACCACGATAATGCCATCGATGTCTTTACTAAAAATATCCATATGTTTTAGAAACAATGATATCTCGCTATCTAATATTTTTTTATCAAATCTACTTTTGTCATCGATACTGAGTCTTTCTTTATCATACGTCTCTATAAACTGATAATTGTTTATATCATGATCACGAAATTGCTCAATCATATGTTTTTTACGTTCTGTCAAAGGAGTATAATGACATACAAATATCTCGTATTTCATATTAATATTTACAATCTATTAGTAATAAAATAATTTATTTTTTCAGCAATGATTTCAAGCGTGTAATTATTTTCCCAGTAATCAGCAGAATTGAATATTGGTCTATTTATGAATTCCAGATATTTATCGTCATCAGAATCTAACTCTACGATCATATCTATAATCTGTTCAAAAGAATTCTCAGATTCATCATAAAGAAAAATCATAGAATCTGGGTTAAAAACATTATGAATGTGATGAGAAGACCAGTATATAGGTATTGTTTGACCCATATATGCATTAATAATTTTTTCAGTGGAATAGGTAGCAA